AGGAGGGGGCCACGGGGGGACGCCAGCTGGGTCGACTATCGATAAGCCTGCTTAATCGCCCGACCCGTTTTGGGCATCAACTGGGCTTATCGGAATGTTTATCGAGATAAGGGGAAATAGCTGGGGGGAATGCTGGAAGGTCTACGGGCCTGTATTAGTATTACTCGTGTACTCCTGAGGACACATCACCACAAATGGCTGTTCTTCTGAGGGATACACCTCCACCATTTCAGGAAGTTGGAGCTCTTGGCCGTGAATGCGTTCCTGTCTACGCATTCATGTGGGAGTCAGCTGCCAGGGATGAGAGAGGGGATCGGGGAAAGAAGGCTGATCGAGGTGGGACTTGTCACTGGACTGTGAAAGGTCTGGCGAATCAGTGCTCGATGAGCAGAACGACTGTGATTGCGGCGTTGAAAAAGCTGCTGGATCACGGGTTTATCCAGTTTGCCGAGTTCTCCACGCCTTACGACCGGGTTTGGAGAGTGACGCACCCGAAACACCTAGAGGCAGTCCGGTATTCCATCGAGATTATGGGCCTGCCGTCGCTCAGATACAACAATTCAACAAGATCACGGCATGACAAAACTGAACTGGGCACGAGTGAAAAGCGAGAGGTCTGCTCCAAGGCGAGCCGACTGGAAAAGCAGATCTGTCGCTGACATCGAGCAAGATCTGAAAACGATCAGTGATGCGTGGGATGGATCACCTGCTGATCGTCAGGCATGGGGAGTGCTGAAGCGAGAGCTGAGGGTGGCGAAGCTGGAAGAAGCTCGCCTTCTCGCTGTCGCCAAGCGAAAGCAGGAGCAGGCCTGATGGCAGCAGCGAAGGACAAGCGGATGAGTCAGTTCTGCGCTGACGATGTTCGAGAGATCGGGCCGGAAGAAGCTGCTCAGATCTATTCAGAAATGAATTACAAGCGGCATGGTGTGGTCGCTGCATTCAGAACAACGCCTCAACGGTTTGAGGAATACATGCGTCGTCGTCGTGCTGCTGACCAGCAGGCCAAACACGGGCTAAGATCTAATTGTCGTCGGTGATGGCTCCTCCTTCTGCTTGGTCGTGGTCGGATGTGAGTTGAGCAGGCGACACCAAATTGCGTTCC